TTCTCGGACTCTACAAACCACACCATCCCACCGGCAAACAAGTGCGAAACCATGTGAAGACGGGTGAGTTTCGACGCTTTGCCCGGGTTGTACGCATGCGCCAAGATATTTTCCCGCGCCAGCATCTGCCGGAGTGAGATTCCGCTGCCCTTGTCTTCAATCACGATGGTGTCGGGCTTACGGCCTGTTCCCATCTGCCGAGACGGACCAATCATCGGCTTAATCATCGGCCTCTGACTGTCGTCGCCGTAATAAACTTCCCGCTCTTTGTGCACGCGCTTGATCAAATCCGGCATTCCGAGCCGGTCTTCCCAACAATCCAGCAGCATAATGTTCGGTTTGTCCTCGTTATAGAACAAACCCAACACCACACACGCACTCGGGTCGGCATCGGAGGTCTTCTTATCCCGCGTCTGCTCGGTAAAGGCGGTATCCATGCTCATTACGATGTGCTCAAACACCGGCAAGGGCTTTTTCGCAGGCCACAACTTGATCCAGTTGCGCTTAATGATCCCCTGCTCTTCGGGATTAAGCACTTCGGCGTGAATTTCCTGCCGTCCAAGCGTCGTGCCTTCAAATTTGAGCAGCTGTTGCTGAAAAGTCGGGGCCAAATTCGCAATATTTTCGTACGTAGACGCCCGAACGACCGCCACATCGTCGCCGTCGCGCTCAATGAGCTCGCGAATCAACGCTTTGGGCTTCGGCGTCGTCGTCGCCACGATTCTTGGGTGCTTTCCAAGACGCAAGGCAAACATAATCATGTCCCACGCCTCTTGGTCGTACTGCCACGCAGCCAATTCGTCGCACCATGCGCCGTGCCACTGACCACCGCGAAGCCGATCTGGCGTTTCGGCGCTGATTCCTTTGATGAGCGAGCCGTTCTTGAGCACAATTTCCGAAAGCGAACGGTTGTATTCCTTCACCACACGCTCTGGAATCACACTCATCAGCCCCGAGTCACCCTCAAAACACGTATCACGTACGTCCGCAGAGGTCGGCGCACTCACGAGCCACCGGCTTTCGGGCTTTTGGTACGCCTGAAACCACAGCCACTCCGCTGCCGCACGGGTTTTACCTGCGCCACGACCAGCCAACATAAGCCAAATGGTCCACTTACCCGGCGGCGGGGCCTGATGCTTGTGTCTTTTACCCACCCACTCCGTATGCGCATTTAGCGCAATCAACTCCTCGGTCGTGAGTTTGTTCAGATCCTCAAGGATCTTCTTGCGTTTCGGGCTGATTGGCTCTTGTTGAGGCGCAGCCGTAGCCGGCGCAGTAGGGGAGGGCGGGGGTCCCTGAGCAGCCATGTTAGCGATAACGCGAGGTCTTCTTCGCTATCTTGGAAGGCTGCTTCACAAACTGCTGGCCCTTTGCCTTGCCCTCGCGCTTAGCCCTTGTCGTGGCTGCGTATTCCTGCGGGGTCAGCGACTTAATCGCAGCAGCGGGCAGATACCGCTCGCCCGTTTTAGACGAAGGTTTACCAGACTTTGTGCGCCAATCTTGCGCGGTCCAGTCCTTCAAAGATTTCTGAGGTGCACGCATGGCTTAGTCCCTGTATCCGCCGCCTTTTTCTTTATAACGCTTGGCCAATAGCTGAGCTTTGCGGGCTGACCATTGACCTGCGGCGGTGCCTTGTGTGGCCGATGCCTTGATCTGATTGAAGAGCTTCTTGCGCATCTCGGGCTTTGTGTAATTGCCCGCTGCGTTAACTTTGGATTTCGTTGCCATGTCCGTCCACACTCCACGTTTCTGTCTGACGTTTTAGCCTCGGCCAATCCGAAGCCGTAATAAACGATTTGTCTTGGACTAACAAATGATTCGTAGGTTGCGCCGTAAAGCGCCCGTTGTCCAGTTTGATGAAGTAAAACTCTTTGCTCTGCTCTGGTTCCGCGCTAAAGCCATCGAGCATTGGGATCGCTGTGAACATGTAGGTTCCTGCGCATTCCAGCTTAGACCGCAGCCGGGTCTTGATACGGGTCCCTTCAAGAAAGGGATACTCCAGCACGCTGAATTGAATGCCATAACAATCCCAAGTCTGTGCGTCGGCGGGGTCCCAGCGTGTTTGTGTGGGGAAATGCGCGAGTCGGTGCAACGGCACGTTCCGGTATACCGCCCCGCATTCAAGCATCACATGACAGCCCCAAGTGCGACCGGGGTGGCTCACGATGCCAAACCATGCAACCCGCAGCCAGTCGGGGGTCCCTAGAGCATTCGGCTCAACATACGCATACGTGTGGCGGGGGAGGGGGGCGGCGCCTGTGTAGAGCATGTGCAGAAGGTACCACAAGGGGGTTGCGTCCGAAAGTGGGAGTAGTGCGCGGGGGTGATATGTGCAGATGGGACCCATGACCCCACCGGCCAAAATCCGCGCCCGCCCGCCCGCCACCGCCCGCCGATTCGCTACCCGTTGCGACTACCCGCGAGGGACCCATGACCTACGCGCCCATTCGCGCACATTGTCGCGCCGATAGCGGTACGGATTGCAGCGGTACAGATTGCAGCGGGAACTACTGGTCAAAATTGCATAGCAACGGAGTACATCATCTGACTATTGACAACGCAACCGGCTAGCGTCAATCTACGCGCGTCCGATAACTAATAACTTAGGAAATAGCACAATGAAAACTAATCTTTTGAATATTGACGCAAACCCAAAAACGATAAAGGGTCAAAAGCGCGGATACGTAACCGGGGTTTTATACCTTGCGCCATCCGATAGTTCCGGCACTAACGTATGCGGGCTTGAGCACATTGCAGAATGTGTAGTCGATTGTTTGAACTATGCGGGTCGTGGTGGCATGTCTCCCGGCAATGCGAGCTTCGATTCTAATGGACACGACATGCCAGACAACGCAATCCAGAGAGCGCGACTGCGCCGGACGCATTTTTATTTGTCTGATCGTGCCGGATTTATGGCGCAATTGGTTTCCGAAATTGAAAGCGCAAAAAAGTATGCGCGAAATAAGCGCAAAAAATTAGCCATCCGATTAAATGGGACATCCGATATTAGATGGGAAACCGTGCCATGTGTTCGCAATGGTCGCGACTATCCGCACATTTTCGCCGCATTCCCGGAATTGCAATTCTACGACTACACCAAACTCCCGAACCGTCGCATTGCGGATATTGCGAACTATGCGCTCACGTTTAGCTACTCACATGCGAAAGCTTTCGCGCCTATCGTGGTCCGCGCTTTGCGCCACTATGGTTCGCGGGTCAATTTCGCCGCTGTATTTAAGGGTACATTCCCGGCGACGTTTTTAGGTCGCACAGTCGAGAATGGCGATTCTACTGACCTAAGATTTTTGGATAAGCCCGGTATCGTGGTGGCATTGCGCGCAAAGGGTCGCGCTCGCCGTAGCCTGTCGAATTTCGCCGTACCCGCCTAATAGGGAGAATCACATGGGAATCACCATACGCAAAGTACGCGCCGGTAGCTGGTACACGTTCGCGCCGGTAGGCATGGACCTATACGACCCAAAAACCACGCTAACGTCCGGCGATATCGTGCAAGTAAAACGTGCGCCGGGATGTCCGCCACCGAACACGATGGGACATTGTCACGTTTATGACGCAGCCGGAAAGCTTCGCGGATTAGTTTTAACCAATAGCCTACAGAGGGAAAGCACATGATCACTTTTCGACAATTCCGTAGCCTAGTAAATGCCGAAGTATCGCGCCTGTCTGGCCTGTCGCTGGCCTGTCTCCCGGATGTGGACCTATGGAGTTATTACGACGAGGAGTACACGCTAGCCGAAGCGCAGGATGCTGCAAAAGAAATCGCGCACATGGTCCTACTTGACGAGGGATTCCCGGCGGATCTACTGACCTAGCCGGATATAACAGGGTGCTATTTTGGGGGTGCTAGTCGCCCCCTTTTTTTTCGTCCTCAAGCTCGCCGTCTATCGTGATTCCCTTTTCCAGCGCACCGGCTAGGCCGGTCAGAATCGCGGCGCGGTGTTCGATTTCAATCGGGCCGCCGTCTTTGCCGGTTAGCTCAACCTGTTGTCGGTCGCTCCAGCCTAGCCGCGCCTTAGCGAGAAATATCGCCGCCGTGTCGCTCCCACCGATTGCGCGTTGCGCGAGAGACTGGACCACCTGCGTCATCATGTTGGTGCGCCCGTGCTTCATTTCGTGGTCGTAATGGTCGGTGATCGTTTCGGGCGATACCTTCAACGCCTCGCACACTTGGCGCACCGTGAATCCTGCAAGCGACATGGTGGCGATGGTCTGGGCGATGGTCGGGTTGGGATGCGTCCCCTTGGGTCGCCTTCCGTCTTTTGTATCCGTTACGTTATTTAGTAACGCTTTGTCGCCTTCCGCATTTAAATCACTTCTGAGCGGCTCAATCGCCACCCCGCTACCTACCCCGCGCCCCTGTGCTTCCGTCGCCTCTCTCGCCTTCTCCGTCATCTTTACGCGCTCCTGCTTAACAGCCCGTAGCCTTTGGGTGATCGCTCGCCCGATTCCGATATCTGAATGATAGCATACAACGCAAAAAAGGCCGCGAGCAATTAATTCTAGGGGGTTAGAAAGAATTCAAATGATGCACATCATTCGGAAGCCTCGTAACCCCTTGATCTCAAAATCGGAAAGGTCTTATAAAAAGATATATTAATTAATATATTTCTTTCTGTAAGACGCTCTCCCTGTCTGTATATCCGTACAGTGCTTTTCTTGCCAGAATGTCTAAGGGGCCTAAAATTTAATAAATATATGCATTAATTCCCCAATTACTCAAAATTGCTTGAGAGATCAAGCGGCTACGGATGCTCTGTAACGGCGGTACAACGTCAATTAATGCTTAAGTTCATATTTCCCCCATACCCACGTTGCTAAACCAAGAGACTGCTTGGTATGATTTTACAGGTGCATGACGTACTATCGCTTCATGTACTATCGTGGCGATTTCACTATCAGAGGATTAATATCATGGCGAACAAAGGACACTATCTGGAAGCTCTTTTAGATCTAGGCCAAGCGGCAACGGTGCGCGAGGTTCACGCTCACGCGCTGAAGTTGTTCGGCCCCGAAGTGGTACAGGGCGACCGTTCAAGTTGCCGTCTTTCTCTTGAGAGGCATCGTGCAAGCGGCAGGGTCACCAAACAGGCAGGAAAGTACGAACTGACCGAAGCCGGTCGGGATCCCGTGTCGTATTTAAACGCTCGCATTTGGAAATTGGAGGCCGAGGTAGGCCGGTTGCAGGAAGAAAACTACGTCCTGCGGCTGAAGATCGGAGGTGGATCGTGAGTAAGCCTGTCAACTACATCCGATTGCTGAAAGGTCTGGGCGACAAGGCATCGCCCGAAAAGATGTACACCTACGGCATCGAAAACGGGTTAGTGGATAGCGACTTTGAGCAATTTAAATCAACGCTGACCGCCAGTATTCGGCGCGGTCATTTGATTGAGACGCGAGATAACGAAGTCATGCGCCCGTATGCAAAAGCCAAGGCCCCGCATCCTGTGTCGCGTAAAGAAGCCAAGAACTTGAGCGACATGATCGACGTATTGATTAGACGCTTAAACGGGCAAATAGATTTCACCTTTGAGGTTGATGCCCGTGAAAGCGAGAACAACCTT